GCCTGCTGCCCATTCATCGGCAGGTGAAGCGATGTTAGTAACACCATCTTCAAGCATTGATTCAACCATGAATTTAATCTCGTGAACTTGTGCGGCTTCTTCAGGTTTAAGGCCGTTTTCATCGGTATTTGTCAATTGATGTCCTAATTTTAAAAGGTACTCACCAATAGTTTCTTTGATATTTTTTTCTGCCATTTTTTAATTATTGCTTAACCTAATAACTAAATAAATGGGCTTGCGTTGCGTTTATAAACAAAAAAGCCCAAAGGGTGCAACCTTTGAGCTTAATTTAAATCCTATAAAAATGCAATTCTACAAATATAACAAATTGTATTTTACAAAATGTTACAAAATTGATTTATACAAATCCATTCTAAACTTTGTCCATTTATGCGGGTTGTAATGCTCTAAGACTTCTTCTTGCAATCGTTTAGAAATTTGCTCAACGCTTGCTCGGTCTTTTGAAAGTAAGGTTAATTTATCAGTCCAATCTTCATTTGGCTCAAAGTAAATAATGTTTTCGCTTTGAAAATCTAAATAAGGTGGTGTTTTGGTGGTGCAAATTAGTTTACCCTTTACACCCGCCTCAACTACTTTTAAATTTGATTTGCAGCTGTTAAATTTTGTGGGTAATAAAGGCGCAATTGAAATGTCGGTGTCATCGAATAAAGTGCCGTATGTCCATTCGTCTTTAGGTGGATCAATTTTAAAACCTAACTCTTTGTATTTCTCAACATAGGCAACTGCATTTAGTTTGTTGTAATCTACCTTGCTAAATTTCAAATCCTCAAAATGCGTTTCACCTCCAAAAAACGATATTTTAACCTTACCTTTTCTTTTTGGCGATGGCTTCCATTGCATTTCATCTGTATTGATTACATTAGGTATTACAGTAACTCGTTTATTATATGTTTTAATCATTTTAGCCAACCTTTTATTGGTGGTAATGATATGGTCTACACATCTAAAAGTTTTTATTGTTTGTTCTTCAAAGTCTTTATTGTATAAATGGCTTAAAATATGATGGTCGTCTAACTTCCAATAGTCATCAATATCTAAAACTAATTTGACGTGGGCTTTTTTTCTCAACCAATCTGTAATACGTTCAATTTCTTCAAAGGCAATAAACCTTGTAAAAATTATCATATCAACTTTTGAAAGGTCGGTATTTAAAATTGAAGATTGACTTACGGTGGTTAAAATTTCTGTGTCGGGGTAAGCCGCCTTTAACATAATATGCGGGCTTATTAACCTGTGGTAATTTACCGCCCCTTTCATTGTTGCTGCTGTTAGTATTCTCATCCTATAATATATTTACCTTTGTTTTCAATTTGTAATTTAGTTAATGCAACGTATCGTATCGCATCGCAAGCATGGTTGTAAAAGTCAATCGGTTTGTTTATCATATTACCGTTTTTATCCTTTTGCCATTTGTAATTTCTAAACTCTTTTACAATGTTTGGTGAACCTTTAACCACGTTTATTTTATGGCGTTTTAATACATCAATCCCATTCTTGATACTATCAGTACCCTTTACAACTCCTTTAGCGTTAAATCCCATTAAATAGATTTCTTGAATACTCTTTGGCTCGGCTGAATCGCAAATTATTTCCATTCGCCTATCTATGTTATAACTTTTTAAATGGTTGCCTATTTCTTGATTTGTTAAACCCGTTTGGTAAAGTAATTCTTGAAGATATATTTCGCCCTCAAACATACCAAATTTAATTAAGGCAGTTGGGTCATTGGTATAACCAAAATCTAACCCCAAAGCCTCCCATTTGCATTCAGGCCACTTATCAACTTCATTGAAATTAGAAAATATTTGCCCCTCAATAAAGCCTTTTAACCCTAAACCGTAAACCCTCCAATAGTTTTCGTCTTGGTCTTTTATCCTTTCAATCTTTTCAATTAATTCTTTAGGTAAAAAGGGGTTATCTAAATAAGTAGTAATAAAGAAATCGCACTCATTTTGTTTTTTAATATCTTCAACCCAAAAATCTTCTGATGGGTTATAGTCAATTATAACTTTGTCGGTTGTTCTAATATCCAACTGAAAAAACTCTTCATAGTTTATTTCATTGGCCTCATTTATAAAAAGTATGTTTCTTTTACGCCCTCTAATTTTTTGTGCTTGGTCTACTGAAATAAATTCAAAAAGGTTGCCGTTAAGCCTATAAATGTTTTCTGTTTTGTTATGCAAAGATTCATCATATAAATCTGCATTTTGAAGTATCTCAATAAAATCTCGATAGACTGAACCCCTTAATGATGGAAATGATTTACGACAAATGGTAATGGTTTTACCCTTGTGTAAATTAGCATAGTAAATTAACCAAATTAAAATATTATAAGTCTTTCCTGACCTTGTGCCACCTTGCTCAATTACATATTTGCTCTTTGAGTTTTCAAGATGCCAAAATACTTTATTTGTTTTGAGTTCCATCAATAACCCTAACCACTAATTGATTATCTGTATCTCCTGTATGTTCTACCGTTTGTTTATCCTTCCAACCGTAGTTAGCCTTTAAATCAAATATTAACCCTGTTGTGTTGCCCTCACCGTTTAGTAATGCAGCTACTTTTCTATTCTGAATTATCTCGTTAATCTTGCTAACCGTTTCTTTGAACTCTTTGTGGCTTTCTTCGGTGGTGAATTTCTCCCAAGTGTAGTAGCAAATGTCTAAACGTTCTATAAACTCGCCTATTGTGGGTACTCGTGGTTTTCTAACTTCTACAACTTTACCGCTTCCTGTTGGGTGTTCAACCTTAAACTTAGAACAATAGTCAATATACTTGTTCCATTCAGCTTTTATTTGCTCAACTGAAACTTTAAAACTGCCAAATGGTCTTCCAAAATGTTCTTTTTCACTCATAACTTTTTATAATACTATCAATACCATCTAATACAATTCTTCTATCATTATCTGATATTAAAATTTCCGATATATTATCAATTGACAAAAAACCTCTATAAAAATATCCATCGTTATTATCGTCAGTTTCTAATTTTGACTCATCAATATTATTAAAAACTAAAACATATTGACCATGTTCATTTGCCCAAAAAGGGCAATCCGCTAAATAAAAACCAACACCATCAAAATAATTATGACCTATTTTGCGGTCTAATATAATGCCGTTTATACCTTCTGCATTTGTTCCGTGATAAAATGTTTTCATAATTTTATGTGATTAAATCCAAATTCCTTTTTAAAAATAGGTATAAAACCATTGTGGGCATCAAAATTCTGCCCGTTTTCGTGGTTTTGATAAAACTCAGGCATTAATTCACTCACTTTATTGCCTCCATCAATACCAATTGAATAGATATTTTTAAACCTTTGGCCTAAAAACCTAAATGCAAAGGCACTACTGTTTAATCGTGGGTATTTTTTTAGCCCCAAATCCCTATATTTTGTATCACATTCTAACTGAACGTAACAAGTGTTAGTCTGTTTTTGAATGTTTGGTGTTCGGGTTAAGATATATCTATAATCAAAATCGTTTTGAATAAACTTTTTAATGTCGTAGTAAATAACTTGGTCGTGAATTGCCGCAATATCTGCGTACTTTGTATGGCTAATCGCCGCATTTATAGTCCAAATATTATATTCCTCTTTTAATTCAGGTGTCCATTTCTCAATGCTGTGGCCTGTGCCAACAATTAACCAATTCTTTTCGTAAAACCAACCGCTGTTAGCCACGTCATCAATACCTAATGGTTTTAAATCGTTGGTTATATTCATATTTAATCTTTTTCACACATTAATCTTAACCTATGCGATAAAGTATTTAATAAGTCAAATTCATCATATTCGCTGTTATCTATTTTAGATGCTTGCTTAATAAATGAACGTAATATTGTTTCCTCTGCTCTACAAAATTGACCATCTTGTTTAAAATGGTTTCTTATTGCAAAATTTAATAAATCTTCGCTGTTAAGTTTTTTTAATTCTCTTTTTGATTCTTTTGTAAGTTTCATATTTATAAAATTGGTTTAAATAAAAAATCGTCGCATTTATGAATTTTTAATAGTTTATATGGTGGGTATTCTGATCCCTCACACTCATTATCAAATTTTAAATCGGCATGATATGATGTTGATGATTGTACGGGTACAAAGATTATTTGCCCCTTTTTATAATCCCACTCATTTGCTAATATTTCTATTTCAAATAAAAATATCTTTTTATTTTTTTTCATATTTAGTTTTTTAGTTCCTACAAATTTAGCATTTTATTTAAAAGTTGAGCAGATTCAATTACAACGTCATCAACACTTTGTTTAATGCTTCCTAATTTGTTTGCAAAATAAGCCTCAATTGAAAACCCTTTGGCGTTACCGCTTTTTATTTGCTCATTCCAAATTTGTTCATTGTCTACTTTAACCGCAACCATCCAAGTGCCAACAGGTACATTTAAACCGTAGTTTCTGCTCTTGTCTTGCTCGCTTTCAACTATCCAACTTTCAGCCACATAAAGCCCCTCAATTTCTTCTTGATGTTGTAAGGTGTGGTTATGGTGTGCATTGCTTTTTAAGAATCTGTAAGCCGCCTTTTTAACCGTATCTTTTGAAAAGTAAACATAAAACTCATTGTCCTCTGCATCCTTTCTAAAAATTTGTTTGTTAGGTATCAATGCAGCCCCAACTAACAAACGCTGTTCATTATCAACTTGGGCTAAACTATACTTTGTCTTTTTATCTTCTGAAAGGGCTATAAAATTACTCTCAATGGCAGGCATATCTACAATAGATATTGCATAAATACCACCTTCTTCTTCTTCGTCTAATATTAATTCTACTATTTGTGTCATAATGTTGCTCTTTGATTGATTCTTTTATCTAACGCTGTTTGATTATTTATATCTGTTTGCACTACATAGGCTCTTACATTGCTTTGCTGCCCACCTTGTGCTGCTATTTGGCTTGATGTTGGTATTGGGTTTACAGTTGGTGTTAATGGGCTAAAACCTACTCCCGCTGCATTGCTATTTCTTGAACCTATTGAACCTATTGAGATTGGCGTTAAACCACCGCCTCCACTGCCTCCTGAAAACTTTTGCTTTCTTATTTGAGCAACTCTACCTAAACCCGCTGCGATTGCTGCCGCTGCTGCTAATCCACCTCTAACGGGTGAAGTTGGGTCTAAAGGTATAATTTGAGAAGTGAAAGCTTTTTGCGCACCCAAATAAGTTTCAACCAAAGCCGCTGCAATATTTAATTTTTTTGTTCTTTGAAATGCTGCTTTTTGCTCTTCTTCTGTTTTGCCTTCAAATAAAGAATTAATTCCTAAGATGGTATTCGCCGCATTTAATGCGTTCATTTCCTTATTTCTTTTTTCACCTTCTCTTATTGCATCCCTCCTATCTGCTGCATCTTTTAAATAAGCTAATTGGTCTTCCTCAATTTTTTTATCTATAGCAGCATCAATTTTCGCCTCTTCTTCTTTACTAAAAAGTCTTCTATTTTTTTGTTCTTCTTGAAGGTTAAATAGTTTATCGGCTCGGTCTAT